TTGCAGGAGATTTGCAACTTAATAATCGAGGTGATTTAAAATTTGCTGACGCAGACAGTTCAAATTATGTAGCATTTCAAGCACCTGCAACAGTAGCAGCCAACGTAACTTGGACACTACCAGCAACCGATGGTACAAGTGGACAATTACTGTCAACCGATGGTACAGGTACTCTTGGGTGGGCTACTGTCAGCGGTGGCGGAGGCGCCCTATCATCTAGGACTGTAGTCAATGCTACTACTGCATCGTTAAATAACGGTGCTACTGGAAATATTTCAATAACTGGCGCTAAAGGTTATGTACTTTATAAAATAGAAACTACTGCTGCTGCATGGATTAGAATTTATACTGACACTGCTAGTCAGTCTGCTGACTCATCAAGACTTGAAGGAACTGACCCATTGCCGGGAAGTGGTGTTATTGCAGAAATTATTACTACTGGGGCAGGTACTATATTAATGAGCCCGGGAGTTATAGGCTTTAATACAGAAGCAGTTGTATCAAATGTAATTGCATGTGCAGTTACTAATAAATCCGGAGCTTCTGCAGCAATTACTGTTTCACTAACAATACTAACAATAGAGGTATAATATGTCTATTGCAGATTATATTGCCCGAAAAGAGTACATTGTCTCTGTAATAAACTTTGACGATCTAAATTCTATCTATGATGAAATTGAAACAACTGGAAAGACTCCACCTACAGTAGACTTAACTAGAAGTGTAGATTGCGTACAACGAAGACTAACTAGTAGAAATACTCACTACATGTTAACTGACTGGGAAGCTGCTGAATTAGCCAAAGACTCTAGAATTAAATCAGTAACATTAGCACCTTATTATTTAGGAATTAAGGCTGGAACTACTGCGGTATCTCAAACATCAACAGCATGGGACAAATCAGGTTCTACTAGCAACAGTATGAAAAACTGGGGATTACTACGATGTGTAGAAGGAGCTCAACGATCAGGCTGGGGAGGAACTGGATATCAAGGAAATGGTATAGGCACTCCTGCAGCAACTGGTACCATTGAACTTACACAAACAGGTCGGAATGTCGATGTAGTAATATGTGACTTAAACGGCATTGTATGGAATCACCCTGAGTATGCCGTTAATGCAGACGGGACTGGCGGCTCTAGGGCAGTACAATATAACTGGTATCAGCACAATGCAGAAATTGGCAACGGATCTAACGGCACATATAGTTACGGTACCGGTGATCATTCAACCCACGTTGCTGGCACAGTAGCTGGTAACACACAGGGCTGGGCCCGTAGTGCTAACATTTACAACCTATACTACGACACTGGCAATCCTGGTAACTTTAGTTATGTGTTTGATTATGTTAGAGCATTTCACAGAAATAAATCAGTCAACACTGCTATAGGACGTAAGAATCCAACTATTGTTAATAACAGTTGGGGCCAGAGTATTTTTCCAAGCGAGTGGGCGTTCAGTGATATCACTGCGGTAACTTATAGAGGTACTCGCTATACACCCAATGTAGGAAGTCCTACCTTTAACGGGTTTAGTGGAGTGTGTACTGCAAATGAAAGATTAGCAGTACTAGCAGGTTTTGAGAATCACGGAAATAGAATTACTACTGCTGGTCCATATACACCACCAGGTGGTAGCATTTTAACAAAGCCCAGTGCATGGACTCAAGAAGGCCAGCAGGCATTTCTTACTATCTTAACAGCACCAGATGCAAGTTATACATTAACTGTACAAGGACCAGCCGATGTTGACTTAATTGTTAATGTTGCAGCTGATGCAATATCTGGTAGTATGTCTTTGTTTAACGAAATAACAATTACAAAAGATGGATTGCCTGTAGACTCGTACTATGAAGGTCCGTATACTACTACTAACGGCGGAACTTTAGAAACTAATATTACACAAAGAATAAATTTATTAGAAAATGCAATATATACTTTTAATTTTAATACTGAATTAGATATTTCCGGAGCAGGATCTCCGTTAGTAGCAACTGCAATGTCACTAACAGTAGTTACAGAGTCACATGCAGCCACTGCCGGTGTAACAACTATTACTAATACTTTACTTGGTGCAGGTAGCCTTGCAAGTTCAACTACTCCAACAGTAGGAAATAATGACGATGGATACTGGACACTGGCATTACCATTTAGTATCGAATATCTTGGAACATCATATAGCACTATCTATGTTAGTACGAACCATTACGTAACATTTGGATCAGGATCAACTGTGTACGTTGGGTTAAACGCAACCACTCCTAACTTACCTAAGATCATGTGGTCTTGTGCAGATAATTCTGTTCAAAGAATTTATTACGGCGTTGAAGGAACTGCTCCTAATAGAACATATCGTGTGCGGGTAGAAGGCGCTGCATCAACTTCGGGAGTATTAGGTAGTCCATCTATGGTCAATGAATATGTATTTTACGAAGACGCCCCTGACCAAATTGATTTGCAATTAGGTGCAAACGGAAGAAAGACTATAGGCACTGGATTTACAACAGAACAACTTAACAGTTGGGGATTTGTAGCCGGGCAACGTATTCCTGCTAGAGTGCCAGCATGTGATGTTGACTTAGAAGATTTATACTCTGAAGGTATTATCATGGTTGGCGCTGCTGGAAATGGGCGCTGGAAACATGATGTGCCAGGAGGCACTGACTGGAACAACTCATTCGAAATGGCTAGTCGATATCCTGGAAGTGTTGCACAACCTTATTTTTATATGAGAGGCACTAGTCCTACTGCAAATGATAATGTAGCCGGTGGCGGTGCATACGACTTACCTGCCATATGCGTCGGGTCAGTTGATACTATTCAATTAGATCAGAAAGTATTATATAGTGATTGCGGTCCAGGTGTAGATTTATGGGCACCAGGCACTTATATTATTAGTTCGTTGCCTAGTGGTATTAATGATCCTCGCAGTGGCAGTTATTTCTTAGGAAAGTTTAGCGGTACTAGTATGGCTAGTCCACAAGTGTGTGGAGTGTTAGCATGTGCATTAGAAGTATATCCTAATATGAATCAAGCACAGGCTAAGGCTTATATACTAGCATATGCTAAATCTTTACAATTGGTAGACTCACATGGCGGTGCAACTGACGGGCAAGATTTACAAGACGCTCCCAATTTATTTTTATATTACTATAAAGAAAGAGCAGTTACTGGAAATACATTCCCTAAGATTAATTACAAGCCTAGACCAAGTACTGGTTCAGTATATCCTCGACCTAGAATAAGAAGGACCCTGTAATGGCATTAACTGTCTGGACTCAACGATCTGGATACAGATTTAACACTATACAAGAAAGAAGTGTAGTTGATCAACTGTTACCTACAGCTGGAGATATAGTAACAACATTACAGATTACTAATGCCGGTACTAATTATCCTACCAACGGCGGAAGTGCTCCAGTTAGTGGTGGGTCTGGTACAGGTATGGTAGTACAGTATGCCTGCGTTAATAATCAAGTAATTGCTATTAGTTTTAACATTCCGGGTGTAGGCTATCGAGACGGTGATGTCCTTACAATACTTGCTGGCAATAGTAATTGTCAATTTACTCTTAATATAGATTTTTTAGTTACATATCAGATAATATCTGGTAAACTTCCTCCGGGACTACGAATTGTTAACAATACTATTCAAGGATCGCCATTTGAAGTTCCACGTACTACTGACTTTGAGTTTGTTATTAGAGCAACTAAAGAAACACAGATTGCCGACAGAACATTCTTTTGGACTATAGAAGGTGCTGATGAACCTACATGGTCCACGCCCGAAGGCTCTCTAGCTATCGGCACTAATAACCAATATTATATTTTAGATAGTTCGTATGTAGATTTTTCATTAGTAGCTAACGACTTTGACACTGCTGCTGGACAAACATTAAAATATTTTCAACCTAAGAATGGAGGTAATTTACCTCCGGGACTTATCTTAACAGATGACGGACGACTTGTAGGTTGGGTACAGCCCGCACTAGCTATTCCTGAAGCTGTGGGCAACGGTGCATACGATACTGCTGTATATGATACTGTGGCGTATGACTTCGGGTACCGACCTACTAACGGATATGACAGTTACGTTTATGATAGTGTTGATTTTGATTTTTCTGTAAACTCGTTAGTTCCCAAGAAACTTAATAGATACTATGAATTTTTAGTAACAGTCACCGACGGCGATACTAGTTCAACTAGAAAATTTAAAGTGTTTGTAGTCGGCGACGATTACTTTAGAGCAGATACAGTAGCAATAGGATCAGGTAATGGTGCATTTACAGTTGACACAACATACGTAAGAGCGCCTATTTGGGTTACACCTAGCAACTTAGGTGTTAAGAGAGCCAATAACTATCTAACATTTAAATTAGACATATACGAAGCACTAGAACTAGGACCAATTGTTTATTCATTAGATACAGTAAATCCAATTACTGATGGATATGCGTATACTTCATTAACTACTGAAAATAAGATTGGACGTAATTTACTACGTATTAAAAATACTGTCGGAACTCCGGTAGCAGGTAATAAGTTATGTTTACGAGATTATGTAACCAATGCATCCAATACTACTTACAATATTGTTAATGTACAAACTATTTCATCAACTGAATATGTGCTTACAGTATTCCCAGTATTAGAGGTTGAAGTAGGCAATAATAAATTTTTACAAGTAGGTACTGTTAGTGCTATTCCCCCAGGAATGCAATTTGATCAAAGTACTGGAGAAATATTTGGCATTGTTCCATATCAGCCTGCTATTACTAAAAGTTATACATTTACTGTAACTGCCACGAGACTAAGTGACCGTGGCGAGGTTGCTAATGCTAAACGTACATTTAACGTACAGATACTAGGCGAAATTGATAGTGTGATGAAGTGGAATAGTCCCGCTAATCTAGGCAGTATTGGTGCTAACTTTGTTAGTAGCTTGTCTATAAGTGCTACCAGTACCGTAACAGACTCTGCAATATTGTATGTATTAGAATCTGGAACATTGCCTCCAGGACTATCACTAGCTCTTGATGGCGAGATTGTAGGCAAAGTTACACAGTTTGGAACTGTAGACAACCCCGGCATACTTACACTAGACGGCAGCGATTTAACATTTGACGACAATACGACTACTATTGACAAGTCGTATACATTTACTATACAGGCTAGAGATATTCTTAGCTATAGTGCAATATCAAGAACATTTACCTTAGGTATTGATACACCTAATGATAGACTTTACAGTAATTTAACTGTTAGACCTTTCCTAAAACAAACTCAACGATCTTTGTTTAGATCATTTATTACAGATTCTAATATATTTTCAGCTAGCTCAATCTATAGACCAAGCGATCCTAGTTTTGGAATTCAAAGCGATCTTAAAATGCTAGTGTTTGCGGGAATAGAAACTAAATCAGCAGCCGAAGTTGTTAGCGCATTGGGCCGTAATCATAAAACTAAAAAGTTTAAATTAGGCAATGTTAAAAAAGCCAAGGCTAAAATTGAAGGTACTAATACTGTTGTATACGAAGTTATATACGTAGATGTTATTGATCCTTTAGAAATAGGAAAAGTTGCACTCCCTTCTATGATCTCTACATCAGATAGTAATAGGCTAATTACTGTTGATCAGAACAATGAATTTTATGCTGGTCCGTTTAATGAAGATAACCAATTCTGGAGTCGGCCTGATCCATTCAGCGTGTCTATTGATAGTAATGCAGTATATGCAGGAGATCCAGAGACGAATATTCGATTTCCTGCTAGTATATCACTATGGCGTGATCGTATTAAATCAATCGGATTGAAAGAGCGCCAATACCTACCATTATGGATGCGTACTATACAAGACGGTGAAGTACAAGAATTAGATTATGTTAAAGCTATTCCGCTTTGCTATTGCAAGCCCGGACTGGCCGATGATATTTTATTAAACATTAAAAATCGAGCATTTGATTTTGCACAATTAGACTATGTAATTGACAGATACATAATAGATTCTGTCACTGGCTATTCAGCCGATAAATACATCGTATTTAAAAACGATAGGACTACTATAACATGACAACCACAGCAGACATTGCCAGCGCACTAGCAGCAACAACCGCAATTGATCCGGACTTTCCAGTTGCGGGTCAAGATAATAACAGCCAAGGATTTAGAGATAACTTTAGTTATATCCAAACTGGTTTAGATAAAACCGTATCAGTAATTACTACATTGAACAATGATACTGCTAAGACTAGTGAAGATAACGATTTTAATGGTGTTAAAATCGCCAATGCCGAAACTAACATGATGTATGGCACAGTACTCGGAGCCGGATCAGTTAGTGCGCCGCAGTTTATCGATGTTAGAGATGCAGAATATTTTAGCTTTACATTTGGCGCTAACATAACATTAACTTTTTCAAATTGGCCAGTTAGTGATCGTTTTGCCAAAGTTAGAGTCGACATTAAAACTGACGGCACAGCTAGAACTGTTAATTTTGCCACAACTAGCGGAACTGTTATAACAGACGCAGACACTACATTACCGTTAACAATGACTACTGTTACTTCAGATCGTCATGTATTTGATGCATGGACTACTAACGGTGGTAATACTGTATTTGTAAAATATTTAGGATTGTTTAACTAATGCACCCGCTAGCAGAAGATTACAGTAAACTAAAAGATGCCGAAATTGAGTCTAGGATTTCTGACCTAGGTAAAAAGTATTGGCAAAGTTCCAATCCAGGTGTGCAAAATCAAATCAGCATGTTTTTGGATTTATACAGAGAAGAACTTAGAAGTCGACAAGCTAAACAGTGGCAACAACACCAAACTAAGAGTCCTGCTCTTGACAAACTGATCAATGTCAAGTAAAATGCTTAGATGCGCACAGACAATCTAAGCAATCCGATATTTCAAGAACAAGATATTTTTAACATGCTCTATCGAGGGCAATTGGAGTATCTTGATCAAATTTTTACAGATCAAACTCCGGACATCGTACAATTATTTAAAAATTCTGGTATCGTGCCCAAGCAATTAGATCCATATGACTCCCGAGAAATGTTCGATAAAACCAACCAATCAGATTGGTTTATTCCTGAAGACTATTATCCAAACTTAGTAGAAATGCTTTACGGAATGTGTACGACTAAAGAACAAACTGATAGGGTTTCAGAAGAATTAGAAGCTTTTATCGAACACAACATGTTAGATCTATTGTTTTGCTTAAAATATATAGTAGATACACTTAGAGAAAATAATGTAGTATGGGGCGTGGGCAGGGGTAGTAGTGTAGCAAGTTATGTGTTATACTTGCTAGGAGTCCACAAAATCGACAGTATAAAATATAATTTAGACTGGCGTGAATTCTTGAGATAA